ACGCAGAGTTGGCTTCACTGGCCGATACACCGGTCAGATTGTAAACGAAATCCCAAACTATAAGATAGAATCGAGTCTTCCTAAGACTTCAGATAAAATCCCAGGTAAGACTCCTAAGAAGCATGAAAATGTATACTCAGGAAATGAGATCATGGGTATCTCTGTCATGCACAAATCAAACCTAGTTCCTATTCGTCGTGACAACAAAGAAGCTGCTGTTGAAGCTGCTCAGATGAGGAGAAGTTAAATTATGGAAGAGTACGATAACGCTGAGTATCGTGAACGAGCTCGTCAAAAAGCAATCTCTAACGGAGAGAATGAAGTTGATATTGAAGCCCTAAAGGAGATCGTGTCGCAAGCAACGCAGGGACCATGGCATTGGGTTCTACACGATTATTCTATGGCAGATATCCAAGGTCCAGCAGAAGAATGGGATCACGTCATGAGTGTATCTCCATGCGAAGCTTGTCAGAAACGAGCAAAGACTAAAGGTGAAGAATGGCAATGGGGTATCTGCACCTGTCCTTCAGAAGCTAACGGCAAACTACTTGCTCTTGCGCCTGCGATTGCAGAAGCACTCATTCAGAAATCCAAGTATCCTATCATTATTGAAAGTCACATATATCAATACGATGAAGGTGTCTTTGTTTGGTTCGATGAAACCGGTGGAGTTGGCGGAGCTTCAAATTACCTTGAAGGAGCTCGTGAACAAATGAAACTTTACGCTCTCAATATGTAAGATGCTAATAAATACTTCTACAACAGTGTAGAGGTATTTTATGAACATCGCCGGTATTGACTATAGTTTGACTAGCCCTTCCATATGCGTCCACAAGGGAACAGAATGGTCAGTTAACAACTGCACGTTTTATTATCTCACACATAGAAAAGCATATCTATCAGTAACAGGAAAATTCCTAGGTACTATGTACGAGGAGTATGAATCCGATTCTCATAGGTATGATAACCTTTCGCAATGGTCAAATAATATCATCACGAGTAACGATGTAACTCAGTGCTATATCGAGGGATACGCATTCAACGCTGTTGGCCGCGTCTTTCAGATTGCAGAGAATACCGGGTTACTAAAGTATACCCTTTGGAAATCTAAAGTACCATATCAAGTGTTCGCTCCACCAGAGATAAAGAAGTTCGCTACCACGAAAGGAAATTCCAACAAAGAAAAGATGTATCACGCATTTGTTGAAGAAACAGGTATTGACATTCGCAAGACACTTGATATAATAAACGAGAAGATATGGAACCCAATATCAGATATAGTAGATGCGTACTACATAGCTAAATTAGGTTTTTTCAGAAATAACAGTTGACATTCTATGTTCATGAGTTTATACTATACAAATAGAGAAATGAAGGAGACAAGAAGATGTATATTTCACGTAAGAGCGTAATCTCTGGGATCAGCCGCACTCTTTATATCCCAGTCAACCCTGAAGACTATCTGGCTTGGAAAGCTGGCATCGGTAGCGTGCAAGAGATCATGCCGTATCTGAACGACAGCGATCGTGAATTCATTCTTTCTGGTATTACCGCCGATGAGTGGGATGAAGCATTTTCTGAAAGCTACGAGGACGCAGATTGATTATAATTTTTAACGGGCCGCCGGGGTGTGGAAAAGATGAGGCTTGCCTGTTCTTTAAACAGCTAGGATATAAACATCTTTCATTTAAAGAAGAACTATTCAAAGAAACGTTTAAATTCTTTGGCGTTTCAAAGGGTTGGTTTATGGATGGATATGAAAATAGATCCATAAAAGAAAAACCAGTTCCACAGCTTAAGGTTAGTGGAACGTCCTTGAGTCGTAGAGACGCTATGATTTATGTCTCAGAAAAATACATCAAACCAAAGTTTGGCAGTGATTACTTTGGCGCTCAGCTTACTAAACATGTTGATAAGGATAACAACTTTTCAGTCAGCGATGGCGGATTTATTGAAGAACTCGTACCAATTATAAATAAAGTTGGAGCTGATAATATCATCTTGGTTCAGCTCACACGCGAAGGGTGCGATTTTTCTTCCGACTCTAGACGATATTTCAATGGAAATCTTATAGAAGAATTTGTTTTAGGTAAAGAGACATCTATCACTGAAGAACATGTGTTAACTAAAAAGTTTCCTATTCGTACTTATCGCGTTCATAACAACGGAACCGTAAAAGAGTTTCATATGGCGTTGAATTCAATTCACGAAAAGGAAAATAATGTCAAAGAAAACGAAACAGAAGGTAACGCCAACTAAGATCCTATATGAAAATCCATATGACTTAGAAAATATTTTTGAATCTCTTAATATAGCAAGTAAGCACGATAAAGAATTATTATATATAGACAGGTTAATTGCAACTTTAAGATTAGATCCTACTGGCGATATCATCAACATAAACTACAACATACTACGAGATCTTGAAATTTTAAAATTAAAAAGAGAATGAAGGAGTGAATACATCATGGCTAAAGGCAAAAGTTCCAGCGGCAAGAATTACACCTCTAAGGGAGAGCGTTCCAACGTGTCTTCTAAGACTCTCTCAGGAATGAGAAAAGATAAGTATGAAGGCGATAAAATGCTGGATCTTCAACGTGCTTGGGTCAAGGGACAAAATCCTTGGATGACTATTGAGAACCCTAATAAGAATGAGACCAACAAGCGGTTCATTCGTGTAAAGATGAATGACACCAATCTTGGGAATCCGAAGGAACGCCAAAAGAAAATGTTCCAGATGCCAGGAGCGTAATGGAATATGGACTTTGATAAAGAAGAGGTCAAAACCCTCCTTCGCGAAAATAAGTGTAGCATAACATTTGAGAAAGTAAACGGCGAAACTCGAAAAATGTTATGCACACTAGACTCCTCCTTAATTCCAAAGGAAGATGTCGAAGCTGGCGAAAAGAGAACTAAAGTTGAGAACCTTGAAGTACTTCCAGTGTATGATTTAGAATCAAACGGCTGGAGATCGTTTAGGTGGAATTCTCTAAAGGAGTTTGTGTTGGTATGAGCTGCATATACAGAGGTGCGGTGATTGACACCGATCTTTCAAAAAATGCGCGTGGTGGAACTGAAATGATGAGGGAACGGCTAATCAACGCCGTTCCCTCGTCTATTCTTGATAACTATGCTATACATTTTTCAAGACCTAGACAAGTGTACGAAGATGTAAAGAATATCTTCTATGCTCACGATCTTGCATCAGATCCAGAGAATAAGATCTTACTAAATGATGGATGGAAGCTTTTTGATAAGTTCGTATTCGTATCATATTGGCAAAGAGATCAGTATATGATGATGTATGGTATTCCATACTCTAAGTGTACTGTAATCGAGAATGCGATCGAGACAGAATTTGAATACACTGAAAGGCCATCCAACGGACCTATACGTTTCGTGTATCATACAACACCACATCGTGGTCTAGAATTATTGTATCCGATATTCGATGGTCTATCAAAGGAATTTGATAACATTCATTTGGATGTATTTTCATCGTTCGAAATATACGGATGGCAAGAACGTGATAAACAGTATCAAAAACTGTTCGATCTTCTAAAGAACCATCCTAAGATTACTTATCATGGAACTAAATCAAATGAAGAAGTCATCTCAACACTAAAGCAATCTCATATCTTCTTGTATCCTTGTATTTGGCAAGAAACGTCATGTATCGCCATGATCGAAGCAATTCGGTGTGGGTGTCTAGTTATACATCCAAGCCTCGCAGCCCTGCCAGAAACTGCTAGTAACGTAACCGTTATGTACGACTTTAACGAGAACCACGCTGTACACGCAAACACCGCGTATAAGTTCGCAAGGAATATTCTTACCTTAGAGAATAAAGATCGTGGATTTATTGACACGTTTGCGGCAGACACAGGTCGAGAGACATACAAGAATTCAATCACAACATATAAAACAAAGTGGGTTAGTCTTCTAGAACAACTCAACAAGCAGCCATGATATTTTTTATGTTAGCTATTATACTGTTGGCACGTAAGAATAGTGTTGACATTCTCTACAACGTAGTGTATTATAAATCATATGTATCAAATATGGGTGAAATAAATGATTTTAGTTGACTTTAACCAAGTGATGTTGGCATCTCTGTTTATGAGTATCGGCAACCACACAAACATCGACGTTGATGAAAACCTCATTCGTCATATGTTTCTCAACTCGCTTCGAGCAAATCGCAAAAAATTCAAAGACGAGTTTGGTGAGATTGTAATCTGCGCTGACGGTAAGAACACGTGGCGTCGACAAATGTTTCCTTACTACAAAGCAGGCCGTCGTAAATCCAGAGAAGAGTCTGAACTCGACTGGACTGAGCTGTTTCGTATCATCAACCTAATCCGCGAAGAACTGCAAGAGTTCTTTCCATACAAAGTTCTTCACTTTGAGCACTGTGAGGCTGATGATATCATCGGTACGATCTGCCACGCAAAAGGCGTTCAGATGAACAATGGAACTGAGAACATCCTTGTTCTGTCTGGTGATAAGGATTATGTTCAGCTACATAGGTATGCTAACGTAAAACAGTACAATCCAGTGCAGAAAAAATGGGTTCAAAATAACAATCCTGATAAATACTTGGAAGAACATATCATCCGCGGTGATGCTGGGGATGGTGTACCTAATATTCTCTCCGCTGATAACTGTATCGTTGTTGGCGATCGACAAAAGGCTATGACTGCGAAGCGTCTTGAAGAATTTCTGAAAGGCCCAGCATTTATGGACGAGACTACTAAGAGCCGCTATGATAGAAACAAACTTATGATTGATCTAAATGAAGTACCTGAAAACTACAAAGAACAGATTATGACTGAGTTTGAAAAAGAAAAAGAAGTTGGCCGAGCTGCTCTATTTGACTACTTCGTAAAGCGTAAACTGAAAAACCTTATCACTGATATACAGGACTTCTAATGAGATTATCAATTGCAGAGATCGTGAATAAAGCCGCGGAACTAAAGACTGAAAAGGAAAGAGTTGAGTGGTTGCAGAAACATAAAAATGATGCGTTGCGAACCGTTCTAAAGTTTACATACGACCCAACCGTAGAATTTCTTATTCCTGACACTCCTCCGCCATGGAAAAAGAATGACTATATCGGAGTGGAAGGTATGCTATACAGCGAGGCACGTAGACTAAAGATCTTTATTAAAGGTGGTGGATATGACAACTTGAATAAAGTAAAACGCGAACAACTATTCATTTCCCTACTTGAAGATATTGATAATGATGACGCAGAGATTCTTTGCAAAATGATTACTAAGAAGCCGTTCAAAGGTATTCCTAAGTCTGTAGCTATGGCTGCGTTCCCAGAAGATTACCTAGAAGTTAAAAAAACAGTTGACAATATTCAAAATTAATATTAGTATATAACAATACAAGCAGGAGAACTAGTAAAAATGCCTAAATCCTTCAAGAAGTTCCGCGAAGAATGGAACGACGAGTGGGACGATGATAGCGATCGTCAAGACAAAGATAAAAAGATGCGTGATCGTCGCGATAAGCGTCGTAAGAAAACATTCGAGAAATATTCTTGGGACCAAGATCAAGCTGAAGAATGAAACACTGTTCTCCTTAAAGGAATTAATTATATAATGTATGATAATGTGATTGTAACTGACTACGATGGCGTGTGTGCATATTGGGAACACGGGTTCCATATGTGGATGGTTGATAAGGGTTATAAAGAACAGAATAAAGGTTCTTATGATATTGAAGACAAGTATGGTATTCCTGCAGAACAAGCAAACATGCTCGTCAATTCATTCAATGAGAGCGCTGCTCTGAAACATCTACCTCCAATTAAAGACGCAATCAAATACATTCGCAAACTACACGAAGAGTATGGATATGTCTTTCATTGTATCTCTGCTATTCCTAATACGCAAGATATGTATGATGCAAGGATGGAAAACATTCATAATCTATTTGGTAAGACTGCGTTTGAACGACTTACTCTTTGTGGTTCTTCAAAGAACAAGAAGGAACTACTAAAGGAATATGAAGGCACAGAATGTTTTTGGATCGAAGACGTAGCCGAAAACCTAGACTATGGGCTTGCGTATGGTATGCGTGGTCTTCTTATGGATCGTCACTACAATAAGGACTACCTGCCATGCTCTCCGTACGCGTATCGTGTGAACAATTGGAGGGAAATTTATTCGCATATCACAGGCGAATAGGATCTCTTGAGGTATAAATAAAACTGTAGATCATATAACAATGAAGTTTTGAATAGGGGCGGTCTACACAAGGCCGCCTCTTTTTTACATAGGAGATTAGATGCCAATCTACTCAATGAAGAACATAGAGACTCTAGAAGAGTTTGAAATTACTGTGAAGTACTCAGAATTAGCGGAGTACCTAAAAGAAAACCCTCATGTCCAACAGATATTTAACAAGTTTCCGGGGTTCGGTGACCCGGTACGTCTAGGGCTAAGAAAGCCTGACGACGGTTTTCGTGATGTCCTAAGAAATGTGCGGCATCATCATAAGAAGGATGTTATAAACACATTTTAATTACTCTTTAACAAAAACAGGAGTTTACATGTCAACTAGAAAACGTCTGACAAAAACAAGAAGAAGCCAAATTGAGAGAGAGACTGATTATCTATTAGATACAAAATTCGGTATGAAACGAATAGATCCTATTACAGAGACACAATCTTCATTATTTAATTCATATAGAGATGGAAAGAATATACTAGCAATAGGATC